CGCCTATTTATTTATTAAACTAATCGTCAGGATCGACTTCATCGTCACTGACGACATCCCATTCGTAAGCAGTAGTATCTTCATTCAATTTTTCAAATGGTATGCTGTAGTTACACTTCTCTGGATCATAAACATGACGAGCTCTCATTTCACTCATCGTGGGAAAATGGTCGAATACTTCACTTTCGGAAATGCCAACTTTTCGCATAAGCTTGACTATTTTCTTTCTGTCGTGGTTGGGATCCGCTAAATATTCTTTATATACAGTTAATATGGGTCTGTTGTCATAAGCTCTGATAGAATTAAATACACCCAATACTGCTTGGTAAGCACTATAATTTGTTCCTTGGGTGTCCCAAGCATGACCAACAGCACTTAATAAAACTTCAGCACTAGCTATAGCCTCGGTAGTAAATAATTTAACCATAGTAGTGTCTATTTCCTTATAAGGGAGAATAGGGGCCAAGTTTTTGTCTTTCGTATTACGAATAAAATATCTCTTTAAAAAACAAGGACCTCGTACTTTAAATCGTCCATACCCATCAGGGATGGAAAGTAAGGAGTCAAAAGTACAACCATCTCTTAATTCCATATTACAATATTCTTTAAGGAAGAAAGCCCATTCCTTATGATTCATAATATCTGCCAATATCGAAGGAAAGCAGTATACATGATCATCACCATATACTATAATAGCTATAATGGTCAAGGACATAAACTCATTGATTAAATGAGCACGAGAGGGATGTTTTTCAATAAGATATTGGCAAAAGCAGTAAAAAATAAAAGCCATTATCCAACTATCCCCATGTGACGTTTCTTTTCCTCCAGAATACATTTGACCAACCATATAGCGCCAAAAACCTCCAATATGACAAACTAATTTAGCAGCTACATTGGTCGCCCAAACAGTCATCAGATCTTCCCAAAATTCCTTCTCTTCTTCTGTCATACCTGCCCATCGGATATAAGGGTGCAGACCATGACAGTACAATAATAACAGAAAGAAGTGAATGTGTTTATCTAAGCCAGTGATATCTCCTGTTACGTAGCACATATTAGGCAAATCTCCATTAAGATATTTATATATCTCATATGCACCACCATACCACCATTTCATTCCGATTTTAATTACATTGTTACGTTCTAGCTTCATACGATCGTCATTCAATAATATACTGATATAACAATGTGGTAGATCAGGTATAAAAAACTCACGCATTTTCAATAACATCTTCTCTAGCTCAGGGGAGGACTTCCATTGTCCTTCTTTAAACTCGTACTTGCCTTTAATAATCGCAATAATAGCACGAGCCATTCGAACTCGATCTTTACGCTTAACCGCCAACATGAGATCATGAACTTGTCTCATGGCCGACTCTACCAAGTAAACTTTCGCTCCTGATGTTTTAACAGTGACTTTCTCACCATACATAGTGCCAACTGCTTGGACACCAGGCATTATTCCGCCAGACGAAAAAAGCTTTACTTTACGGATAAGCATATGAGGGTCATATCGAGGGGTAATTCTACCATAATTTTGACGAATGTCCATAACACTTTCGAGCATATCCAGAGCTTTGGGAACATAATTCCAAAGGCTACGCTCGCGAGCAGTAATTGATCCTGTATCACAGTTAAATTCTCCATACAACTTTAACATTTTAGTCATAGTTATGTTGTTCATAGTATGAACTACTCGTCGATGCCCATTGTATGTGTTAAATACAGTATCAGTCCATGACATTCTCTTCATGACCAAGGATTGTAATGAAGGTATAAAAGCCTTACCATTAATCATTTTAACTTCATCTGGTGCAACATGTATACCAATCCTATTCCAGTACTCCTTTTCCGTCGCTTCAAAAATATGACGCCAACGAGTACTGGGAACTATATGTTCTTCTACCAACTTATTAGATGCTCTAATCGGAGGGGCAACACCTATTTGAGAACGCGGAGTCAAAAATTCTCTCATTACGTCTACATAAATATTATCAAATTGCTCTGTGGTCAATCGTCGAGGACCAATAACAGAATTCGATATCTCGTAATTGCAGACAACGCGTGCCTTCACCGAAGCATATATATCAAATATAGTTCTTCTCATACCTCGTATAAATCGAGTTTCAATTATATCTTCTAAACCTAAACTAGGAAATGAAACTTTCAAATCGCACGAACAATCTTCATGATGGTTATGACCTCCTGGAAGCCATTCTACTACATATCTTTTAGAATTCATTTTAAATGCTTTTCTTGAAAATATATACTTCAAAATATTGTATTTCGAACCTATTTGAAAAAAAATCAAATCCAAATCTCCTATGTACTGTCCCGAATTCAGTTTAATTAGATGAACCGCACTAAGG